GACGACGACGACACACAAGAGTACGCACACCAGCGCCAGTGGGTGGGGCTGACGGATGAGGAAATGGTTGCCGCCATTTACGAACTCGAAGGGTTTGCATTTGGCTTGGACAATGGCAACGTGTCGGAGAGGGCTGTGCTTAGGTATGCACGGCTGGTTGAGGCCAAACTCAAGGAGAAGAACCATGGATGACTGGGACCAACTGCAAACCATCTGCCTGTACATCATCTACGGGACCATCATCGTGGGCTTTGGCCTGCTGGTGGCTTTCTGGATCATGGCATGACAGACTTAGAACTGCGCGTGTGCGGCATCCCCTGCCTCGTTCGCGTCACGAACTGGGTGCCGTGGACCGCGTGCCGCGTCACCGCCGAAGCCGACGACAGCTACCCAGAGGACGGCGGCTATGGGGACTGGGAAATCCTCGACCTCAAAGCCCGACCCGCCCCATGGCTGGCGCGCAAGATGACACCCCAAGACCGAGCCCTGCTCAACGAAACAATTTTTAACCACATGGAGAACCACTGAAATGACCACTACCCCTGCCCCCAAGAAACGCTACGCGCCGCGCCCTACGCACGCCCAGATCGCCCAAGCCCAGCGCGATCACTACGAGCCCCAGCTCCAGACACTGGCCGAGGAAATCAACGCCCTGCGCGATGAGCTGGACGCCGCACGCGCCACACTGGCCAAGGTTCGCGGCACGTGGACCTACGCCGTGCGGTACTGGGCCACCGGCAAGGAGTAAGCACATGAACTTCCAAGAATGGTGGCAGCAAATGACCCCCGCCGAACAACGCGCCCTCAGTGAAAACAACGCCAAGTTCGTCTGGGAAGAATGCCAAAAGCACACCCTCATGACCATTGAGGATGCCTGCAAAGCCCAAGTGGCCTACGACCAAGGGCACCAACAAGGCGTCATAGACGGCCAACAAGCCTTTAAAGTCCACATCGGGGGCTATCGCCTCACCCCCGGCGTGCAACCAGGCATGATCTGGATCAGCAACGCCGCCGGCGAGGGTGGAGATTTCCGACTGGAAGAGCTCGCCCGCGCCATCGACCAATTCTTCAAGGACCAATTCTGATGACCTGCAAACACAACTGGCTCCCCGCCGACTTCCCCCAACAAAACCCCAACTACTACCGCTTCACCTGCAGCCGCTGCCACCACGTGGCCACCGCCCTGCTCAAGCCCACCTCACTTCAGGAAACCAAACCATGAGACCCGCCACCTTCTCCACCGACAGCCCGCCCGCCCCCATCCAAGACGTCGAACTGGCCGAGTACGTCAACGCCCTGCGCCGGCGCGTCGAAGTCGACCTCGACCAACTCACCGCACTGGCCGAACAGGTCTACGCCCTAAAGGGCGAAAACACCCGGCTGAAATTTGAAGTGGAAATGCTGTCCCTAGACCTGAGCCTGAAAGATAACCCGCAGGCGGCCTCACAGTGGACGAACGTCAAGCCATGAGCCCTACCCACCCAAGGGGGCCTAAACAGGGCGCTGTGGGGGCTGCGGAGGCCCTAGAGGCCATCCAAGCGGTTTGGATGAAGCTCGGATCACGGCTCATGGTCCAAGTGGTCTGCCTGACCATCGACGACCGCCAAGTGGTCTGCATCGCCCCGGTCCTACACGCCCCAGACCTTGGCATCTGCGCTGGCGACATCCAAGCCATTGAATTCGGAGAGCTCATGCCCGCGTTCCTCGCCGCCAAGCTCCTCCAAGAGTCCTCACCCGACAACGAAGACCTGCACTGAGGTCAGCGCCCCGGACCGTCCACACGGTCCGTCTCCTCCAAATTGTCCATCCGAATGTCCGTGCGGTCCCCATTGAGGAAACGCAAACGGTGGATGGGCCAATAACCAAGGGCCAAGAACCACGCGACCTTGGCCGCCAACAAAGACTGCCCGTTGATGCGAATGCGCAACTCAGGGTCCGCCGTGGCCGTCTCAGACCCCGCAAGCTCGCCCTCACGAGCGCCATACCGCCAGACCAACGCACCGTTGCCCACGTCATGGTAACGAAGGCGGTGGCGAATGCTCTCAAGGGTGTTAAAGTCAGGGGTGCTCATGGCGTCGTTCCTTCAAAACGAGGTGGTGGGAAGTGAAGCCCGGGTGTCTTGTACCACCCGGGCTTTGCGCATTTTACAAGAGAAAGGAGAAAAGGTGTAAGGGAAAAGGGCAGAGGTGTAAAGGAAAAAGGGGCAGGAGTAAGGGTTTTTTAGGGTTTACCCTAGGAAAAAGGGGCGGGGAGCGCGGATCGCGGGTCAATTTCGCTGTTTCAGTAGGTTTATTCTCAACTTCATTTACACTTTTGAGCAGTATAAAATGGTTGGTAAGGTGTAATGGTGTAATAACATAATGAAATCATAGGGTTGTGAGTGATTACAGTGTTTTATACAAGTGTAATGGTGTAATTACTCTAAAATGCGCGCGGTCTCACTTTTATAGCTTGAATGTATAAATGAAGTTGAGAATAATCCTACTGAAAGAGCAAATTTGAAACGGGGAAGGCCTGTGGTTGCGTTGCCTGTGGATTTGTTGCACAATGTAGGTATGAAACTAGAAGCAAACATCCCATTGCCCGGCGGCGTCGACCATCGAGAGCGCTATCCCTTCCCAGACATGCTGGTGGGCGATAGCTTTTTGGTGCTGGACGCGACTTGGATCAAGAACTTGCGAAGCGCGGCCTACATGTACTCGCGCAGGCATCCGGGTACCCGGTTCACCTGCCGACGGTACGGCGAAGGCTGGCGGCTTTGGAGGATTGCCTGATGGGTCGCGCTGATGAGAAGTTCATGGCCGGGAAAAGCCTTGGTGGCCGCCCTGCCGTCGTTGAAGAGCGCATCACCCGCCCGGTCAAGCCCCACAAGCCCAAGGTACTGACGGCGCAGGAATGGAAGTTTGTCGAGGAGTTTGTTGCTGGCGATGGCCACGTGACCATGAAGGAAGCAGCGATTCGTGCCGGCTATTCGGAGAACTGGGCCCGCCATCGGGCGCGGGAACTGACCGATCCGGACGTGAACCCCCACATGGTGGCCGCAATCCAAGAGCGCCGGCGTGAACTGGGCGAGAAGTACGCCACCACCTTTGAACGCCACATGCGCGACCTGCAGATCATCCGTGACCAGGCGTTGACTGCTGGCGCGTACGGTGCAGCCGTCCAGGCCGAATATCGGCGCGGACAGGCCCTGGGCACTATCTACATCGACCGCAAAGAGATCAGGCACGGCACCATCGACTCCATGAGCAAGGAAGAGGTGCAGCGCAAGCTCGAAGAGATCAGGCGCTTGTATGGTGGCCAAGGCGGCCCCATTGTGGACGTGACGCCCAAGCAGATTGAAGAAGAACCGGTGGAAGACGACGGTGTGGTGGATGCGCCAGCGCCTGAAAATGAAGAAGAGGAAGAAAACGATGGCATTGAAACCGGAATCGATCTTTTACAAGAGGCTGAAAGAAAACGTCCCAGATTGCCATTTCACCCGGATTGAGTCACGGGTCAACCTGGGCATCCCCGACTGCTTGCTGGCGTTCCCCCATGGGCTTTTTGTCATGGCCGAGCTGAAGGTCGTCAAGCGCGGCCGAAAGATTGCGCTGTCCCCTCACCAGGTGGCATTCCACATCAAGCATGCCGACCTGCGCTGCCCCACCTACATCCTGGTTCAATACTTCCCGCCCGGGGTCATACATGCCAGCAAGTCCGAGCTGCTGCTGTACTGCGGCGAGCAGGCCTTGGACGTGGCGAGACTGGGCATTGACACCCCAGCGTTAGCCCGGTGGCCATGGACGGCCATACCCTGGTCGACCTTGCGGGCCCATTTGGTTGACAGTTGACCAGGTAGACATGGTTGTGATAACATGACATCCGCCCGAACTGGGCTTTTTTAAGAAAGAGAGAAATCGATGCGGCCAGCAGATCGCCGCGCGCTCAGGCGCGCCCAAGTACAGCCCCCACGGCTTAAGCCAGATGAAAAGTCGAAAGCTGGGTTAATCGCCCGCCTGTTGGGCTTTTTCCTGTTTCATAAATTATTTGGTGGAGGTAGTTGACAAGTTGATAAAAGTAGATTTACAATGCAACCAGGCCGCGCAAACCGTGACGGCCACAACCCCAGAAAGAGAGAAAGATATGGAAATGAACTTCATCCTGCAGGCCCTGGTAAAAGACATCGCTGAGCAGCTGCGCCCCATGGTGGCGGACATGGTCCGCCAAGAGCTGGCGAACGCCGACGGCGAGAACGCCATGGCAGGTATTGCCGAAAACGTCGACCTGGCCGCCCTGGCGGCCGAGATTGACATGTCCGCCCTGGCGACCGAGATTGACATTTCCGCCTTAACGGCCGAGATTGAGATGTCCGCCCTGGCGGCCGAGATTGACATGTCCGCCCTGGCTGCTGAAATTGACGCCGCCGACGTGGCGGGCGAGATGACACAATCACAGCTCTCGGATATTGCCGCCGACGTTGATCTTATGGAATTGGCCACAAAGCTAGACCTGGACAAGCTGACGCGCCACGTCGACGTTGGCCAGCTGGTGCGCGATTGGCTGGGCGACCAGACGTTTTCCGTTCGACCATACTAAGGGGCAAACCATGGCAGCAAGAAAATCAAACCCTCAATTCATTGCCGACCTGATGCGCTACGCCAGCGCCGGGCCGCTCATGCAAGCGTTCGTGATCGAAGCCTTGGACCGTTACGCGGCCGACGTGCTTGCCAGCGAACCGCCCGCGAATGCCGAAACCGCCCTGGTTAGTTGGACCGCCTGGCATGCATGCGCGGCCGAGACCGCCCAGGCCCTGGCCGACCGCCGGGCCTAAATTCAACAAGGGGAAATTTATGAATATCGAAAATTACATGCGGGCCCAGGCCGACGAAAACCACCGCGCTGCTAAGGCCATGGAAAAATGGGGCGGCGGGTTTGCGTCGGCCCTGGCCGTGGCCTATTTTCACGCCGACGCCGATAACCAGGCGCGCCTGCTGGCCGCGTGGCCTGAGCTGTTCGAGCGTTACCGACGAATGGACCAGGATATAACCGGCACTTAAACCCGCCCGGCCGCTGCGCCGGGTTTTTTTTGCCTAGGGGGTTGACAAGTTGATTTGTTGCACTAAAATAATCCCCAGGCCAGCAACCCGCCCGGCCGTAAACCAGAAAGCGAGAATTTTATGTGCCTCACAAAACCCCAGCGTATCGCCTTGAAGCGTGTTTATTCCCGTGACAACCAGGGCCTGTCCTATTTGGCTTTTCGCCGGGGCGTGGTGCCCGCGCACGATTGCATTATGGTCAGGTGGTCCGGTATGTGGCTCGGGATCGAGCTCGACGGCTACACCCACAGTTAATTTATTCCAGAAAGCGAGAAAGAACCATGCTCAAAACCGTTAAACACTCGGCCAACAAAAAAACCGGCCCTATCGCGGTGACGTACCGGGCCGGCGGCCACAATGTTTTTGCGACCTGCCCGAAAACCTGCGCGCTCAACCCCCAGGGCGAGCACGCCGCCGACCTGGTCGACCTGGGTTATTTGGCGGCCGTTCGCCAGGCCGTGCCACGTAATGGCCAGGCCTGGACCTATTCCCACTTCCCGGCCGAGCTGTTGCCGGTGCCGGCACCAGGCGAGACGGTGATTAATGCGAGCTGCGACACAATTCCCCAGGCCCTGGCCGCTGTTGCTGCTGGCCGCCCCGCTGTAGTGGCCGCCCCGGCCGGCACGGTGTGGCCGTATACCGTCGACGGTGTTCGTTTTGTACAGTGCCCGGCCGAGCTGGCCGACAATTTTAGCTGCGCCCAGTGTGGAAACGGCCGCCCGTTGTGTGCACGTGGCGAGCGTGATTATGTTGTGGTTTTTGTTGCTCACGGTAGCGGCGCGGCCCTGGTCGGCGACGATAAGCCGGGCGGCTGTTACGGTAACGGCGGGCCGGTTCGCCTGGCCTGGGAAAAAACAAAAACCGGCGGCCACCAGGATGATGCGGCCGAGCTGCTGCGTTTTGCGCGCTCATTACCGCCTGGCTCGCTGCTGCGGCATCATGTGGTCGGCGACCTAGGCCAGGCTCAATAGATTTATTTTTGTTGATTTGTTGACAAACAAGAAAATATTGGACTAAAATAAAAACCGTCGGGCGATGTTGCCCGGCGCAAACCTCAGAAAGCGAGAATTAACATGGCACACATGATCGACGAAACTACCGGCCGCGCCGCTGTTGCATACGTGGGACAAACCCCATGGCACGGCCTGGGCCAGTCCTTAACACCTGGCGCAAGCATTGAAACCTGGACGCGCGAGGCGGGCCTGGGTTATGACGTGCTCGAGAGCCCGGTCAAATATTCCACACCGGCCGCGACCGAGCTGCAAACCTGGCCGGCCCGTAAAGTGCTGCACCGCTCCGACACGGGCGCGCCCCTGGCCGTCGTTTCGAATGCTTACAACGTCGTTCAACCGGGCCAGGTTATGGACTTTTTTAGGTCCCTGGTCGATTTGGGGGGTTTCCAGCTCGAGACCGCCGGGGCCTTAAGTGACGGCCGCCGGGTTTGGGCCCTGGCCAGTGTCGGCGACGCTGCGCCCGTAGTCGAGCGCGACCTGGTCAAACCTTATTTGCTGCTCGGCACAAGTTACGACGGGACCATGGCCACGGTGGCCAAGTTCACCGCTATTCGTGTCGTTTGTAATAACACGATAACGGCCGCCGTTGGTGGCTACAGTGGCGGCCGCGTGATCCAGGGCGAGCGCGAGATAAACACCGGCTTTTTAAAATCGGCCGTTCGTGTTTTGCACTCCGAGCGCTTCGACGCCGACGCGGTCCGGCTGCAGCTGGGGATTGTGGCGAATGCCTGGGAGGGTTTTTTAGTTCAATCCCGCCAGCTGGCCGCCGCCCCCATGGATCAAGATCAGGCCGACGAATTCGTGGCCGAGCTGCTGCGCCCGTATCACACGAGCGCCCGCCCGGTGAATGAATCCAAGGCTTACGTGCGAATCATGCAGCTGTTCAACGGCCAGGCGATTGGGGCCGACCTGCCAGGCGTGGCCGGGACCCGTTGGGCGATGCTTAACGCGGTAACCGAGCTAGTCGACCATGAGCGCGGCCGCTCGAATAACACCAGAATGGAAAGCGCCTGGTTTGGGACCGGTGCAGCGCTTAAGGCGCGGGCCGTCGACCTGCTGGCCGCCGACGCGGTGGGGGTTTAATTATGGGCTGGCTTTATTCCCGACAATGGGCGACCCGCGCCGACCTGGTGCGCCACCTGCGCCGGCCCGAGCGATTCGCCGAGCGCTGCGAGTTGGTTCGTGCCTGCGCGGCCGGCGGCCACCACTGGTACCTGGCGCGCGACCGCGAGACCGGCCTGCACTGGATTGGCTTAGACCTGATGCAATCGGGCAGGGGCGACGGCTGGGGCTATAAGGATATGGACGAGAGCTGCGGCCCGACGGCCGTCGACTGTCCCCTGGCCTACCTGGCCGCACCGCATGCCGAGCCCGAGGGATTCGCGGCCACCTGGCGCGAGCGCGTGCGCGCCTATCATGCTGGCCGCCAGGCCCGCCCGGTCCTGGTCCCTGGTTTGTGGGTTTCGTACGGTGGCAAGGCGTACCAGTTAGCCGAGCCCGCCGGCCGTGGCCGTGGCTGGCACGTGGCCGACGTATTCGGCGCGCGCTACCGCATGCAGGCCCGCCAGCTCGCCCAGGCTAAGCCGGCACCCGAGCCCTCCCAGGCCGACGCGGTGGCCGCCTGATTTCCTGCCCGCCCTGGTGGCGGGCTTTTTATTTGTTGCACTCAGTTTATTTATTAGACTAAAATAGAACCCCCGGCCACGGTGGCCGGGACTAACCCAAGAAAGCGAGAAAGATCATGAGCTGTTTTGTTGTCAACGATTACCATGTTTCGGCCATTGTGGCCTGGGCTATTCGCCACCAGGCCCTGGTGGGCGTAAGCCCCGACGCCCTGGCGCATGAGCTGGCCGCCGCAAACCGGGCCGCATTCGCCGAGCGCTACGCCGGTGGCCATAGCACGAGCTGGGAGCCCTATCTCGGCCTGGACCGCTCCGCCGGTGCCGACCTGGCCCCGGTGGCCATTGTTAAGGCGTGCGATTGTTTAGCGTACCAGTGCAGCGATTGGACCGGCTGGGACCGCTCCGACGCGGCCGCGCACCTGGCCGCGATCCGGGCCGCCGCCCTGCACCGCGCCACCGGTGGGATCTGGCGCGATGATATGCGCGCCCACCGCCTGCCCGGTTATGACGCGGCCGCCTGGACCCTGGTCGAGCCCGACCAGGCCGAGCTCGACCAGGCCGCCGAGGTCGAGCCCGACAAAATCGACCGCCTGGCCGCTACCCTGGCCAGCATGCCCGAGCACGAAGTTAACGCGCTCCGGGCCGCCCTGGCTGCTACCAGGTGCGCAGCATG